GTATAGAAGCACATGCAGAAGCTTATAATAAAATAGCTGTAGAGTCCGAGCGTGATTATGCTACTGTTACACTTATAATTAGTGGCTTTTCTGATATTAAAATAGTCTAAAATACAAAACCAGGTCTTATGATATATTTTAACACGTTGTTTTCTATCATAAGACCTGGTTGTTATAAAACAAATTTTATATATTTGTAATACATCATTATACTGACTTAGGTCGTTTACGACGTTTACCGTAGCCTAATCTATGCATAATCGACAATCGTTTTTCGTCATCCATTTGCATCCACATGCAAATTTCTTCTTTTGTTCTGCCACACCCTACACATATGCCTTCTACAATTTTACATACGCTCATGCAAGGTGTAATATACATTAAGTATCTACACCTTTATTTTTTATATCTTGGTATTTTTGTATGAGCTTTTGTCTCAGTTCATCATTAATACGCTTTGGTAAGTCTCGGCTACGATAATCACCTGGATTTTTAGAAATATAGTGATTGTAAAAATTAATAGCTTTGTCTATATCATAATCGCCTGGCCATTGAATCGAATCGCTATACAAATCGTAAACAGGACTAGGTGCGCCTGAAGACAATCTAGATAAAAATGCATCAGTAGTCTTAAAGACTAACGGACTATCTAATCTATCTATTTGTATACCAGGAGCGATATAATAAGGAATAGGTTCTAATTCATCAGCACTGTAGGAGACATCATCATCATCGGGTTCATCGATTGGCTCATTAGGTTCATCGATTGGCGTATCAAACTCATCGTCATAGTCTGGTTCATTTGTTGGCTCAACATCAGGATCTTGGACTGGCTCTGGCTCTGGTGATAATGGAGGTTCTTCGCTTGTAGGAATTTTGGTATTTGGTCCTGTGTAAGTAGGCTCTGTACCGTTTTGTGCAGCTTCGTAAGCTGCTTTAAGTTGAGTTGCAATTTGTCCTGTAATCGGATAAGGCACACCTGGCTTTCTAGTATATCTTCTTTTTTCGCCGCCGTCGTTATAATACTGTATAGTAGCATCCATATCATAATTAGCAGGCCAAGGTATATTCTCATGTATTCTTTTAATGTAACCTAGCAAATAAGCAATTACATCGCTAGTTGCTGCATATTGTACAAGATCGCTGTCACCAACTGTGTTACCGTAGACATGGTTAGGTATTTTTAATTCCTTTTCAATGTTTGGATCTGGTCTAAGATAGTCAGTTGCCCAATCACTACTGCTTATAGAATCTTTGCTTTTTGGCTCAACGCCCGGTAAAGGAATTGCTCCTAGTTCGATTTGAGCTTTGTGATCTCTGTAATCTCCAATAGAGTATGGTAATAATCTTCTTAATTCAGCATTTGTTGCTGGTTCTATTTCTCCTGCCTTTACTTTTTTTGCAAAATAGCCTGGCAATAATATTTCTATATCTTTTAGTTTTCCTAGTTCTTCGACAGTATTTTTAAGTTCATTAATTCTAGTTCTTATATATTCTGGCTCTACAGTTTTATTGTTTCTCTTCTTCCAGTTTGCAAGCAAAGTTTCACTTTTCTTAATAGCTATAGGTAAAGCAAATTTGTATGCTCTACTAAAATGTGCATTATACATTGCCCGCAGAGCTTCTTCGTATATAACATCAAATCTGTCTAAAAGATTTTTATCAACAGCCCGTCTCAGGTTCCAGCCGCCCATAAACATGTCGCCGTCTAATGCCGCTTCAATTTTTTGAAGTTGATCAAGATCGTCATTTAATAAAATGTGTCGATACATTTCAGTCCAGCCTGGATTGGTTTTAATGTACGGTGCCATACTATTTGATATTTCTATATTGTCGCCCGGAAGCGGCGGACGATTGTAATAGTTTAATGGCTTTGGCTTAATGAATCTTTTGTCTGCACCTATTTCTTTTAAGAAGTCGCCCACTACTTTACTTGTATCGTAATAGAGTTTTTTCCAATAACTTATGGGGTAATCTTTAGTGTTGAATATCCCGTTATCAAAAAATTTCATACGTCTTTCTGGAGTAGTACCGGCAGCATAATCAACTGCATAAATCAATGCATGCTCTGCCCAAGCACCAGTTGCAATCTCTATTTTGTCCCAATCCGTGTACTTTTCATCGCCATAGCTTCCCCACCATTTACCTCCTGGTTTTAGATCTGCAGGTAGTTTGTTTCTCAAAGCTGGTAGCAAACTTATAATATTAAATGCTCTGTGTCTAATTTCATGAGCATCAGTTCTTGCAGCTCTTGAAGGATGATATGCCATAAGTTGATCTTCTCCAGATAGGAGAGTATCTTCGCCATATGGGCCGCCGTATGCTGCGCCCCATATTCCCATGCCAGGCCATCGTGCTATAACTTTTCTTTCGGGATACTTTTCTGGCAACCCTGGAGACGCTTTTAACGTGCTTTCTATATTTCTAGGATCGCCCATTATACCTAGTTGCAAAATAGGGTCATCTAAATTATTAATTGGATCTACAAATTTATTTTTTGCTAACAGTCGCATGTTCCAATCGAATACGTCATAGTCTACAGCAACTACGCTAACATTAGCCAAATAGGCAGATATTTTTTCTGGACTCAATTTTTTCCAATAACCTTTTACTCTTTCGCCTAATATTTCTTCAATGTCATCGACATAATCCTCGGTATCATATTTTAGCATTTGCTGCTCTAACGACTTTTCTGCTACATCTCTTGGCGCACCGGGTCTAGGCAGTTTAGGAAGAGTATCAGGATCAACCACGTATCTTTCGCGACTGCGTCCTAAGCCCGGATGAGCTCCGGTGTCTTCTAGATCAAAACCGTATTTTAAATGTATTTTATATTTTTGCCATGCTGTGTTTTTTACATCGTTAGGTAAATCTTCCCACGCTTTGAGCACAGGATTGGTTTTTTCTACATTTCTGTATCTCTTTAAAATTTCAAGAATTGCAGGATAATTTATTTTTTTCTTACCATAATTTTTATCTACAACTTGCCAGTAATGTTGGCGCATTTGTTGCATTGCAGCAAGTCCATCTTGAGACGAGGCTGCAATAATTAAGCTTATTAACTGCACAACTGAATCTTCTGTTCTACGAATAAAAGACATTTCCCAACCGTCAGCTCTTTGAGCATGATTATATAAATCCTTTAGTAACGACGCTTCTGAAGTTCCATATGTTGGTGTTGGTGTTGTTGGTTTGTATGTACCACCAAATGGTTCTGCATCTGTTGGTTCATTAGATGTAGGTGTAGTTTGAGTGTTAGGTTTGCCTAATGAACCTCTACGGGACGAAGTGTCTCTTAATTTTACAGGATCCCATAAATCGTTTTCTTTATTAAATTGGTGTTCTCTTTTTAATTCTGTAGCAGTTGGAAATCCTGATTGGAATAATGAATTTATTGTTCTTTCTTTATAAGGAAAATTACTTGCTTTAAATTTGCCTTTTGTTATTGCAGAACGTGCTTGTGGGTAAGTATCAATGTAATGATCTATTATTTTATAAATTTCATCAGAAGATAAATCTTTTAAAGCACTAGAATATCCATCAAATAAATGTTTAAGTTGAAACAAGTTAGGACTACCTGTTAATAATATAATTGCAGCCCAATCACGGCTAGTATGATTATTTTTTAGATAAGGCTTTAGTACTTTATCAAAATCTTTTACTCTATCTTCAACTAATAATTCTCGTAAAAACATAATATTACCTTATATAGATAAAATATTTATCTGTTCCAGTCTGTAAACGAATACACGTCGACCATGCTAGTATCAATAAAGTCGCTATTATTACTATGCTGTATACGACCTTGACCTTGAACTATGTCACCGTCTCGATAAGATACTGCACGTTTAACTACAATGTCGATGTATTCTCCGTAGCCTATGCCAAGGGTAAGAAAGGTTACCCAACGGTTGCCTTTGCCCCTATAACAACGCCCATTAGCAATAACACCTGCAAACTCGACCCTATCGAGCCATAGTTGTCGAACCCCTACATTATTAGGGAACCCCCTATGCCACCATCCTGAATATGTGGGTATACCCTGACGGTGGGCCTCTACTTGATATACCCAGGGTCTGTATGACCCTTGGCAATGTTTTATATTTGCACGCCAAAATTCTTTAGGGTTATGCGCTTTTTGGTAAGCTAGGGCCCATATAAGACGACCTAAGTTAACTGCGTGTGCACGACATAAGCCAAATCCTGATAAACTTTGTAAGGCAGCCATGGCCTCTTGCTTTCGGGGGTGTACTCCCATGCGTTCTACAAATTCTAAAATCTTTTCATCATTCTTTTTTGCAAATGCACGTCGATACATATCTGCTTCATACATATCAACACCTATTATATCTGATATAATTGATATTGCGTCGTCTTCAAACACTATACTATCCTGTATAGCTTCTTGACTCCAGTCTTGAAACATTGCTGCTTTTTGTCTGCCGCTCATAGCAACTGGCCTAACCATAGCTGTAGCAAACACACAATCGTGAACTGAAGTTGGCTGTATTGCTCTAAACAATCTTCGCATAGCCGGTGACTCACCCTGGGTAACACCTAGTATGTCGCCGCGACATAACAACTCACTTGTCTTTTGATCTTCTTCAGGGTAATCTGCTAAAGCAGTATCAGGATCAATTTCGAGTAGTTGCGACAAACCTCTGTTTGCAAGTATGTCAACTTTAAGGTGTTCTAAATCCTCTACTTCATATTTGTCTAACAGTATTTGATTATCTTGAGAAATTAAACTTTTAGGTAATTGTCGTGTAAACATTACAATGCCGCCGCAATGTTTTGATATTGCTCGCTTCTTACCGATAAGTCTATTCTCGATACGCTTTGCTTCCTTTGGATCAATGTCGTAATCTTCATACTTAAAGTTACGGGGTAGATTCCCTTTAACTCCTAAGCGTTTAGCTGCTTCTTTACGTGCACTTTTTTGCCTGTACATTACATAATTGCTTAGGCGAGCAGTCTTACCAGGCCATTTTTTAAATATGCGATCCATTACTTCTAGCTGACGATGATGTTCGAAGTCGATATCAACATCTGGTAAATCGTCACGCATTGGATTCATAAATCGTGCTACGGGTATACGCCATTTAATTGGATCTACGTCAGTAATGCCTAACAAGTAGCAAACTAAGCTACTTCCTGCAGATCCTCTAGTCATGTGTGTTAAGTCTTGAGTAAGATCTATAATGTCACAAATTTGTAAAAAATAATCTGTGAATCTCTGATTTAATATTAGTTCAAATTCTTCAACTAGCCTAAGTGTGTATTCTTCTGTTTGCGGTATTGGTCTTTTAAATCTTTGTAATAGTTTTTCTATGTTTTCTAAATCGTTGTCTGCCATACTTGCCTTTCTTTGCCTTAGGCAGTATTTACTATTCCTCAGTTGACAAGTTGTTCAAGAAAGAGCGTAACATAGTACTATCTGTTTCTGCTTTGATTTTACCTACAGTATCGCCTTCGGCTGGATTTTTCTTTTCTTCTTCAACGGGTGCAGTTGAGTTACCTCGTTTAATTTGATCAAATACTGTAGATTTACGTTTTGAAAATTCTTGATAATCACTATCATCTGCAAGATCTCTAATACGCAAGCTATCAACGTCGAATTCAAGATCAACTTTAGAGCCCACGCCGCTAGACGAACGTGTTTTCATAAGTTGTATTTGATAGCGTCCACGTTCACGCATAGCTCTACTAGTAAAGATACCAAACACATTATCGGCTGTATTGATCTTGCTAAGGCCGCCGGAAATATGTGAATGATCAAACTCTACTTCTTCAACTGCTCCTCTGTTTAACTGCGAGGCAGTTACAAATACAGTATTAAGTTCCATTGCTAGGTTACGCAGTTCTTCAGATACATATTTGTCTTTTACAAACATGTCACTAGGTGATACTTTAACACCCATTGGCATCATAAGATCGAGATAATCTACTAGTACTACATCAACTTTTCTATCAGTTTTAATTTCATACTCTTTAATATAACTTCGAAGATCATTTGCTGTGCAGCCACTCGGCATGTACTTAACCTGCATTGCACCTGCTTTCTTTCCTATCATTTTTACTTTCATTTCAACATCTTCTATTGACTTGAAAACATCTTTTGTAGGAATGTCTGTAGTCATCGAATCTATTCGCATACTCACTAAGTTTTCGGAAAGCTCAAATGTAAGATACAATACATTAAGGCCTGTCAAACACCAGTTAACACCCAAGTTTGCCATGAACAAACTTTTACCAGAGCCAGAGCCGCCTGCAAATATATTAAGTTCGCCTCTGTTAAAACCGCCGAATAATTTCTTATCTAAACTATCCCAACCAGTACTAACTTGCCCATTTTTATCTTTAATTGCTTCAAGTCTAGCTCGTGGATCTGCAAAGTAGTCTGTTCCTAAATCTTTTTGTAAACCAATCTGCACGGCCTTCTTAACTAGATCTTCAACAGGTCCGTATTCGCCTTTTTCTAGTAAGTCGGCGCTTTTTAAGATAGCAGACTCTAGTGCTTTGTGTCTACTAAACACTTCAAATTCTTTTAATAGCCAATCATAGTGTTCTTCTCTTAATGCACCGGGATCTTGAAGTGCAGTTTGACACGAAGCATTGACCATTTGAAAAGTAGGCAACGAATTATGATCAGCAACATAATTTTTTAAAAATTCTGCTGCCGGCTGTAGTTTCCTATCAAACGCTGACGGATCAAATACACTTTGGCATCTTACAAATGTTTCAGCATCTGTAAGCATCATTTCTAAATAAACTTTTTGTATATCGTATCCGTAATCAGTGTTTTGAGTTGTTGTCATTTAAATCTCTTTGCAATACGTTTAGCTAGGTACTTATGTAAGATGTAAAACCAAAAGCCATTTAATATTGGTTCAATAAGCGCAGTTAATCCTGCATCAAACCAATTAGCTCCAGTAATTAATCTAACTGTACTAATTGCAATTACAAAATGACCAAGCGTGTAAATAATAGCAAGTATAACACTATTGCCTACACTAAGTTTTTTGAGTACTTTAAATATTCCGTTTGTAAATTCATTAAACATAATGTTAATCCTCGTAAACAAAAGGATCTTGATCCTTTAATTCTTTCAGTCTTTTTCTAAAACGTATTTCTTCAGTGATACGTCTATAAGGCCATAAAATTATATTGATTATCCAAACCATTTCTTTTCCTTTAATTTTATTTTCACAGCGTATGATTCTGCCTGTGTGGCAATACTGTATAACGTATAGATCTTTCCGTAACGTTCAACTGCATCTGCAATGTCGCTAATATCGTCGTCCCAGTCAGGCATACTAACGCTCCACCCTTGCTCTATTGCAGCCGATACAAGCTTCTTGCCTGCTTTATCTCTATCGGGTACAACTATAACTTGTTTGTTTAATTGATTGATTAATAGTGCTTGCTGCTCACTTATTTCCGATCCAAGTAAACCGATTCCGTCAACGTGTATAGCATCAACAACACCTTCGCAAACAATTGCAAATACTTTATTATCAGTTTGATTGTCTAAGTTAAAACAATAGCCAGGCTGTTGCTCTGATAGATACTTCGGCTTTTTATCAGCTTGTATAGTTCTTCCTGTCCAACCTACAATATTACCTTTGTAGTAAAATGGAATAATTAATCTATCTCTAAAAGCTAAATCTGCTGACCAATAAAAAGTATAATCATCAGTGTTTAGTTGACGACTGTGCATATATTCAAAAATACTTGCTAGATGCTTAGGTGGTTCAGCAATGTCTATAATTTTTTCAGCATTTGGTGGTAATTGTACACTAGTAAACTCGGGAAGATCATATGTAAACTCTTTTACTTGAATACCTTCGTTAGAACGCATTACTTCTAATGCAAGCTTATTAATTGTATCGTCAGGTACATTTAGCCATTGAAGTAATTGTCTTAATTTATAAGATATGTTGCGACCAGGCTGCCATCCTGTTTTAAATCCGCAATTAAAACAATGGTATGACACTTCTCCGTCGGACCCTTTAATGATGCCGCCACGCTGTCTTGTGTCAGCAGAAGTTCCGTTGTGATGACAACAAGGTGCATTGAAAGATGTCCATCCTGATGGTGTAACTTTCTGCTGCGACGGCAAATGTAATGTAATCACATCTTGAACTATATTCATACTACTATTATAGCAAGAATAAGTTTATTGTCAATTTCTAATTTGAATTTTTTCTATATCTTCAGGATCTGCATCTGCAAAAAATCTTAAATATGTATATACACCATTTATGTTTTTTACAGTAGGCGATGTTGAACCGTCAAATGCTATTGTAGAAACATCTACCCAATTAGTGCCATTAGTAATTTGATTTTCTAGAGTAGCTTGAATTTTAATGTTACCGGCGTAAGTGCTAGTATAAAATGCAATAGTATGCAGCGCATCATTATTGTTTGATTCAGGTTTTGCATATATAGATTCAGTAACCCATTCAGTTGTGCTGTCATACAATGGTGCAATTTCTGTCCAATTACTAGTCTCAGTTGTAGCTTGAGGGTCGGGATAAATGCTATCAGATAAATGTATAGTATTTGTGCCGTCAAAGTATGAATTAACATAAGTCAAAACATTTTCATTAGATGTATTTTTAAAATAAATGCTATATGTTAAAAATTGATCATCAAGATCTTGAATATCAGCCTGCTCTAAGGCAACTTCAAATAAACCTTTGTTTTTAAAAACTGTGCTATCTGATGTTTGTAACGAAGTGCCTATTTTTTCTATTACTGTGCTTTTGTTTTCATCATACGCTACAAAGTAAGGCGTAAGTGCACTTATATCTTGCGGTTTTTGATCAGCATTTAGTAATCTAAATTGTAATTTATTGTCTATACCTTTATATACTTTTAATTGTTTTTGATACACTGCTCTATACTCCGTGACGAAGCCAGATTCATTCATAATAATGTCTGTTCGGTTGTTTAATAAATATACTGGCGTGTTTTGCATACTATATTTATTTGTTTATGTTATTAAAAAATATTGAAAAAGATTTTCCATTTATCAGTGTAGTTACATACGGTGGTAATGAATATGTAGGAATAATATCCAATCAAGATGCTGTTGTCACAAACATGTATGTCTTTACATTGTTACGATCTGATGACGAGAAGCATAGATTTTTAGAACTGGGGAATGCCTGGTGGTGGGAATCTAACAGACTTATACCAATAAATATTTTTTTGCGGAATGAAATAAAAGAATTTAGTTATTGCCAATTATCTATGAACACCAAAGACGTGAAGATTACTTTCGGTCCGTGTGTGAATTTAACAAATTTAAGTGTTAAGAGAATAAAAAGAAAAAGTGTCCAACTAATTCGTAAAGCTAAAAACTAAGTATATCCGTAAGAAATTTTTTCACAAATTAAATTCATATGTACAATCACAGCAAATGCATACGAAAAAGAATGACTCTTTTTAAAGAAATATTCATCACCGTCTGGTTGTACCCAAACTTCACGTAAAATTGTATCCCAATCAGAATTTAAAAGATACCGTTTAGCAGGTCGTATGATTGCAAGTGTAGCTGCTAGTTGCTCTACGTTACGTGGTTTCAATTTTTGTAAAATTTCACTATGTCCGTTAAGATGAAACACTAAATCACTAAAGTCTTTTTGCCACAACAGATCCCATAACGGTTCTTTGCTAACTAGATAATCTAATTGATCTTCGCTTTGAATATCTTTGTATATGCTTACGTTAAGAAAATCTAATTTAAAATATCCTCGATCATCTGCGTCTTTGTAGTTTAGTGTAGAGCAGTTGTCTATAGGATTGTGCGGAATTTCTGTCGGATATATTCCAGTGTTATGCTTTTTTCCGTTAGAAAGCATTGCAACTCTGTGCTGTAGTTTTTCTAGTATAATAGATCTGTCAGCAAAGTCAATGTCAACGTCGGGCATTTTTCTTTGCTTTCTTTTCAGCTAAGTTCCATTTTAATTTAGATACTCTATCTTTAAATGTTATGCCGTTTAAATGATCAAGTTCATGTAAAAATAATCTTGCACTGTAATCAGAAGTTACTGTTCGATTCAACTCTAGATTTTCGTCATAGTATTCAACAAGAATATCTCTTGGGCGCTGTACTTGAATGTTTATACCAGGAAAGCTTAAACAACCTTCGATATCAAGACTTTTTGTTTCTGTATATTGTAACACTTTAGGATTAATGCACATAACTGCATCTTCTCTAGTATTTCCCATAACAAAAAGTCTGTAATCTAGCCCTACTTGATTTGCGCTTAAACCAATGCCTATATTAGATAACATTATGTCTAACATTTGTTCTTTAATATCTTTAGTGTCAAAAGTTATATTTTCTATATCAACTTCGTCTAAAGTTTTAGATAAAAATTCGTTAGGATAATACAATAAATTCATAATTTACTTTCTTTAACAACTTGTTTTACTAGCTCAACATCTGCAGGCTTACTTTTAAATTTCCTACTCCAGTGTTTTGGATCAATAACATTTACAAGCATATTCAATTGTTCATCTGAAAATTTACCTAGCATATTTTTTCCTGTAGTGCAGTTAAGCACTAACCATGGAGAAATTTTTCCGTCTTTTAGATGCCATACTGCTCTGTTAGGATTAACATATTTAAAGTAATGATTCCAAGGCGATGGTGAGTTATCTTTACTCCATTCTATCATTGTATTAATCGATCTTTCTAATGCAGTTTGTACATCTTCTTTTAAAATTAGATCTAGCACATAAGCTTCATATAAATCATCTTTACACCAATGATCTAGTTTAATGCCACTTGTTACAACGTGATCGATATATCTTTCTGTGTATAAAGGTTGTACATTATTTAAATAACTTCCAAATTTTACAAAAGCATTATAGTATGGTGACTTGCAAAAGTCGTCGTATGTCTTTTCTTTTTTACTTCCTGCACTTAGCTTATAAAATCTGTTAAACGCCCATAAACCTAACAATGCAGGCTTTGTGTCTTTTTGTAACCAACGCCTTTTTGGCTCACACATATGAGCTGCTAGTGTTTTTTCTCTAGCATAACTTTTTTTGCAGTATTCACAAGTATATGACTTTTCAGAGTCCTTTAGTGTCGACGCCATGGTCTTCAGCCAGTTGTTTGATTTGTTTTTTTGTAAGTGTTCCAGCAAGAAGTTCTACCTCGTCCATCTTCATATTTGGATAAATGCCTGCAAGCATGTTTACTATTTTAGAGTTTGCGCCTTTTTTCTTCTTAAGGCCAATCCAAGGATGAAACTCTTTTTTTCCTGTCTTGCCTGCAACACACAGTAATTGCCATTGCAACTTAGGATGTTTTGCACCTATCTCTGCCCAATGTTTATTATAGTATTCGTTTACTTTAAATACTGCTAATTCTTGTTTCTCTCTGTTACCCTTAACACTACTTATGTATCTATTTAGATTCCATAAATCTAGTTTTATATCTTTTTTGCCGTCGTCGCTAGCAGCATCGTATAGTTCTTTTATTCCCATATCAATAGCAGGAATAAGTTCTTTAAATAAATCTAATTCTTTATTTGGCATTAATTAATTCTTCTAGTATCGCTAAACAAGCAGTAGATTGGTTTGCTGCTCCCTCAGTAATAGCTATTTTAACACATCGTCTAGTAAAGTCAAGCGGAAAGCGAACACCTTTTTTGTCCATACCAGTGTTTACCAAATACACATTGCATTTGTGTTCGTCTATCTTTTTCATTAGTAAATCACTATATTCACTTACTGCTCTTGGCATAAATGGCGAGCCATAGCAAGGCGAAAATAAAGGCTTAATCTCGTCAGTGCCTGCTTCGGTGCCTGGCATTTGACTAGTGTACCCTGTTTCAAAGAAACGCTTTACTGTGTCTCCGGTAATTTTGCTTATTGAGGGAAATACACCTTTTGCATCCATTGTTAAGAAAAAGATGTTTTTAGGGTGATTAAATTCGCGATCTTGATGATATGCATTTTCAACACAATGCAACGGATAGCTTAATCTAGCATTCGGCACTCCGGGATTTTCGATCACAAGTGTATTATGATCTTTTGCCTTTTCAACTGCATTGAATATAGTTTCGTGTGTATCAGGTGTAAGCCCCTCGCTTTTTGCATAGCAACCAGTTTCGATCATTTCAATGCCCTTGTTATGCCATGCAATCTCATCATCACCTATGAGCATGAAATCAGGGTCACTACTTAACGTAGTTTTTCCTGTACCAGATAATCCAAACATAAGATTTGTAGTGCCAGCAAATGTAAATGCACTACAATGCATAGGTAAAATATTCTTTTTTGGTAGTAAGAAACTTACAACTCCAAATACAGACTTTTTAATTTCACCCATAAATGTTGTGCCAGCAATTAAAATATCACAACTATCTAAGTTAATATAGATCTTTGGTTCTTCAATATTTAACGAAGTGCTATGACAAATAGTCCAATCCCAAGACTCTTCGTCTGCCCAATCTTCGTCGGTGAACATATTTCTTACAAACTGGGCATGCCGATAATCGTTAGTTATAAATCTAAAACGTATTCCGCAAGTAGTAAAATAGATAATATGATCTAAATCTTCGCAACTTGTAATTTGATCAAAGAACTTTTCAAAGTCTTCATCTTTACCGATTTTATTATATTTAGGACGAGTTAAATCTAGCTCGCTTGTAAGTTCGCCGAAATAGTATTTGTTATCGGGACTTCTTCCAGTAGGTACTGTACTAATTTCTACATTTGGCATTATGCTTGCGCCATTCCTCTAAATCTGTTGGTGTATTTATTTCCATACCATTGAAGTCTACCTTCTGTATATTAATATTAACACCGTTTTGAAGAAAACGCAACTGTTCTAATTTCTCTATTTTTTCTTCTTCAGACTGGGGCATAGACTTATAGCTAACCAGTGTGCGCCAATTGTAACCATATACACCGAGATGATGATCACCGTACTCTAAACTTGCTCTACAAAACCAGTGCGCATGTGTGCCGTTGTGAATCATCTTAACTGAGTTAGGATCTGTGCGCAGCTCAGGAGCCATATCAGTGTATGCTGTTACTACCTTATGCCCTTCGTCTAACCCTTGCTTAATAGCAAGGATTATATCTTCAGTAATGTCAGGCATGTCGCCTTGAACATTAATATAACTTTTATATATTCCCGAAGCTCGTCTAAAAAAGCCTTTGCCCGATACTGCTTCAACGCCGTGTGCGCAACGTTCAGTGCCGTTATCAGCGTAAGGTGTAATGAATACATGCTCAGCTGGTATTTCTTCTTTTATTTGGGCACTGTCGGTTAACACATAGGTATCTAATCCAGTAGCTACGCATTTGTCGTACACTGTACGAATAAGACTTTTGCCGTTGAGGTCAGCAAGCATCTTTTTTGGAAATCTAGTGCTTGCTAATCTAGCTGGTATAAAAATAGCAGTGTTATTCACGATAGCTATCCTTAATGTCCTTAATAACTGTTTCAAAGTTATCAAGACGTATCATATTAGGACCATCACTAGGTGCATTATCAGGGTCATCATGGACTTCTAGGAAAAAGTTGTCCACGCCCATAGCAGCAGCGCCGCGGGAAAGTGGAGCAACAAAATTCCTGTTACCACCCGAGCTTGAGCCTTTACCACCTGGTTTCTGTACTGAGTGGGTAACATCAAATACAATAGGATTGTTGTAGTGCTCAAGCATGTAAAGTATACCAGTGAAATCAACCACCAAAGTGTTATATCCAAAACTTGTTCCTCTTTCAGTTATCCATACTTCGTTAGCACTTTTGGTTTTTGATAATATACCTTCAACATCCCATGGTGCTAAGAATTGTCCTTTTTTAATGTTAACAATTTTTCCTGAATTACAAGCGGTTGTAATTAAGTCTGTTTGCCTACATAAAAACGCAGGAATTTGAATTACATCTATAGCATTATACCATTCGTCGACACCTCGCCATGCATGAATTTCAAACACACTATGAAAGTCAGTAAGAATCTTAACATCAAGATTTTCTTTTATTTGTACAAAGTCGTCCATAGTGCGTTGCATGCCACGACCACGCTTACCGTTAGCACTTGTCCTGTTTGCTTTATCAAAGCTAGCTTTGAAATAATAGTCAATGCCTAGATCGTCGCACACTGACTTACAGTGTTTGGCAATCATTGTGCTATGTTCAAGGCTTTCGTGTTGACACGGTCCTGCTATAATTTTCATTGATTATCCTTTATAAGGAAATATAAATCTAAAAGTTTAGACATTTGTTTTTTAAGTGCTGGATGTTCTTTTGCTAACTTATTCATAGTTTCAAAATCATTCCAAGACAAAAACGATCCTTTTGCTTTAGCAACAGCATCGGCATCCCCACCTATAATCCAACGAGGTTGATGATTATAAGGGGGATCTCGATATCGTGCATATACTACACCGTCAACTCGCTCATAAATTAAAGCTTGTCCGGTAATGTAGTCAACCATTTATCTTTTTTTCAAGTTCAGCAATTATAGCTGCTTTACTTGCTGATGCAGCTACTTTAATTTTTTGCTTCTTTGCTTCAGCAACAAGATCTGCTTTTTTCATCGAAGCAAAATCAGTAGCTTTTGATTTTACATCAGCTACTTTTGCTTTTACTGCTGTTTTCTTAGCAGCTACTTTTGACTTTACTTCTGACATTGTGCCACTTACTTCTTCTTTTACAGTAGCTTTTACATCAGAAATTTTTTCTTTAACAGCAGCACGTTTTTCTGCAACTTTTGCTTTTACTGCTTGACGATTGATACCTAAAATATCATATAACCATTGTAACATTTTTTATTCCCTTATTACGTGTGTTCCAATTGTGCGACGTACAATATCATCATGGGCAAATTCAGCCCAATAAAGTTCAAAAGCTACGCCATCTTTTAAACCTTGGAACTGATGAATCTTTCCTGGCTTGACTTGGGTAAAGTCTCCTGCCTTTAAAATTGTTTCATCAACTAAACCTTCTTGATCGTCGTCTTGCCATACTCTAACTAACATTTCGCCCGACTCGACATAGAAGCCGTTCCATTTAAACTTGTGTTCGTGTTCTGAACACTTGTATCCTGCTTTGAATTCTATACGATGGAATTCTAATACACCGTTGGCATGTATTAATTCGGTATTACCCCAAATCTTTCCAGCTTTTATTCCCATGTATTTTTCCTTTATAGCAAATTGTGTAACTGTAAGGTTTCACTTTGTCTGTTTATTTCCCTAATAAAATATGCACACCTTGGTTCGTCTGTTTTTTCAATCGGAATTGTTAAGAGCTGAGCATTTTTTGTTTTAGGAAAATACCATTTTACATCATTATATATGTTTGTAATTGTTACATTAAGAAATTTGTGAGTATAACTGGATAACGGATTAAAAATAAACGCTTCGAAGCCCCTATCATTAATACTTGTCAGCGGTAATATTTCTAAGTCATTGCCTGCCATCGGATCACCAACTAATATATTCCAGTCCAAAGGCATAATGAATTTATTACCGTCTATTTCAAGTTCCATTGCAGGAGAATTAAAAGACTCAACAAATATCAATGGCAAGAAAAAGAAATCTGGCTCTGCTGTGTTTGAATTATCTAATATACTAAATCGTATATCGTCTTCGATTTCGTCATTAGGTAATTGATTCAAACTAAAATATTTGTTATCTAATGTTAGTATTTGCACGTTAAGTCCAGTCTTGTTTTTCTATACTATAGGGATATTCTGCTTCTTTATAAAATTTCTTACGTTGTGTTAAGTGTCTTTTTGCAAACTTGCAAGTACTAGTTATATCCCAAATCTGTACAAAGTCTTTATCTTTTGCTTTACGTACACCACGTCCTATACTCTGAATTACCCTAACAAAACTCTTGCCAGGCTCAATGAGCACAAGATTAAAAATACGAGGTATGTTAATTCCCACAGCCGCAACCCCGTAAGTTGCAATAACAACGTGATTAGTTCCTTCATTGATTTCATCGTAAGCTTCCTTTCGATCTTTTAATTTTACATCCCCCTTAACAAATACACTGCCTGGGATGAGGTCTTGCAACATTTTTCCTGCTGAAATTCTGTCTACTAGTATTAGTGTGTTGCCTGACTCTTTCACACTGTTAAGTATACTTGCTATATATTGTATACGTTTTTCATTTGTTGTCAAGTATTTTAATTCAGTTTGATAATCATTATAAGCTACTGGGTCTTTTAACTGCACTACATTTACATGACAATTAGATAATACGCCTTTGTCTTGTAACTCCTTAGCAGTAATTTGTCCAACTACAGGACCTAAGCTTGCGTGTATACTTTCAAATTCAAAAGGTTCTTTAGGCACAGTACCAGTAAGTCCCCAACGTATTGGTGCATTTTTTAAATTACGAGTCAATAAGTTTTTTAAAACTTCTGCTTTTGCTTGATGCACTTCGTCTACAATTACAGTGCTAACACCATCCAAAAATTCAGCTAGCGATAGCACGGCTTTTCCGTCTTTATGTTTTTTGTCTAATATATTTAAACTTTGCCAGGTACAAATAGTGTGGGTCTTACCTAACTCTTTTCGGTCTCCAAAATAAACGCCAACATCTAGTCCACAATTAATGTAATCTTCTTCTGTTTGCGTAACGAGTGATTTATTTGGAACAATTACCAAACTGCGTCCATACTTTTCACTCATGTGTGATAGTGTAGCAGTTGTAATGGTTTTACCTGCACCAGTTGCAATCTGTTGCAAGCTCTGTGGATTGTTTGCAAAGTTGTTAATTGCTTCTACCTGATAGTCACGTAGAATAACTTCTTCGCCTTCTGCAGGATGTCCTTTTGGCCATACAATACCTTTATCAGCCCAATAGCGATCTGTAACTTGTGCAAAGTCAAGTTGTATAGAATGACGTTGATCATCAATTTCTGTAATTGTAACTTTATTATCAGCAAGTACTTTTGTGATAGTATCAAGATGATTTACATATCCAGTACCGCCGATGCCAAAGAATGCCACCTTACCATCCCATCTTCCTAATTTGTATTGCGGCATATATCTAGCATACGGTACTTCAAACTTTAAAGCATTAGCTAGTTTACGTCGTATATCTACCTCAAGACCTTCGAGCTTGATGTTTACTTCATCCTGAATTATAAGTTTACATGTTGGCATATTTTACTCTATTGTTTCTAATAATGGAAAGCCTGAATTATTATAACATATAATTAAATCAGATAACGGAAATTTTCTAAACCAACCTTTAGTTCGCGGATATAGTGCAAATATTGTTTCTGTTTTTGTATCTTGTTCTAAATTAAGTTGCATAGTTATTTCACCTGTATAGGTAGTTTCTAACTCATCTCGTATTTTAAAAGCTTCGTCAGTGAGATCATCAAAGAAATTATAATCATGAACAAACAAAATTTTATCTCTGTTAAGTTTATTTAAGGTTTTTGCTATTTCTTTTATTGAGTCGGAAGGCGAAATATAAACAAATCTTGATTTTCTATTGACAATTTTTTCTAAGTATTTGTCGTTAGAATTAAAAGTTGTATCTATAATTTCAAGACCTATTCGTTGTTTGCGATCTATGTACATGTGTAAATTTTCATTTGACGGAGCACCGTACTTACTAGTATAAAAATTAACAGCATCTAGCGGAAGGTTTTTGATTTCATAATTATAAAGTCCTGGCACATAACTAGTAGGATCATTTTTTATTTTCTGCAATTCTACACATCGCTGAGTTAACTCGGGTGCTATTTCAAAATTATGGTGTTGTAGTATATTAACTATTTCAAAACAGCTTTGATCTGTAAATTTATACGTGTATGTATTATCTATTTTGTTTTTACTTACTAGCCATTGTTTTGCTAGTTCTATAAAATTTATAAGTTTTTTATTAAAAACAAATCTCACAATAATTTTATCTTGAGTAAATTTTACATAGCGAGATCTATCAATAAATCTAATCGGAAATTCCAAAGGCAACTCGGATGCGTCTTTGTATTTAGAATAAGTTTTTAATTTTGTTAATGCTAGCTCTAGTTGATTGTCTGTAAGTGCACGACTTTTTCTATAAACCTGTACACATAAACTTTTAAATAATTGTCTATGGTTGTCGGTTACAGACTCGTCTTCGCTAGCCTTACTAATCAGTTGTTCTAAAAACATTCTTTATAATAATTTATTAAAGACGTTCTGTCAAGTATATTATAGGTATGCCTGCTTGTATTTCCGGAACAGAATATTCTTTGTGAGCATAATCATTTAACCATTGTGTCCTGTCAGGTGTTAACGGATTTTCTATTGTACTGTAGCTATGATTACCTACTTCGTATGCTAAACTACTAGGACCTATAAACACAGGTATACCTTGAATAGCAGCTTCTATCGCAGGATTGCTTGACCAATTTACTACTGCCCATGACTTCCTGCAATTAAAATCAAAATCATCATAAGTTCCGTCTAACTTTTTTGGCTCTTGCACTCTGACATTTTTAAACTCAAATTGCAGGCCTGAAAGTCTGCAACGAGGATGTGATCGTACTGTGATTTGTCTATCAGTATATCCTCTAATTTCTTCTATTGTTTCGTAAACCCACGTGGACATAGAAGGCATGTTTTTCCATTGTTGACTTTTATCATGTTGAGTAACAAGTAGAATATCTCCGTCTCGATTATCTCGCCACGGCTTTGTTTGTAAGTTTAGTATATATTTTCTTGCGCCGTCAAAACCAGTAGGAGCAAAATAAGCATCGCGGTTTATACCATTTAGGCCGACTTTCCAATATGTACCTCTATTCAAAACACCAACTTCTAATACAATTACAGGTTTATTTTGTTGCCTAGCTCTATGCCAAATCTTTTCATTTGGTGCCATACGTCCGTGCCACAGCACACTCCATATCACGTCTATGCCGTCAGTACTGTTGTGTACAACTTCGTGTCCTAGAGACTTAGCTCCGATTTCAAAAGCTTTGAACACAGGACTACTATTCATTGCTCCATTATTTGTCCATAGATTGAATTTCATAGTTAAATACCTTATGCAATTTAAAGATATAAAAGTAGTTACCACTTTTCACAAGCCTGGCTTAGATTTGTACGGGCAAAAGTTTATCACCAGTTTTGAAGAGAATGTCGACAAACGTATACAACTTTATGTATATGCAGAAGACTGCTCTCCAGTTGTAAAAGATCCAACACAGGTATTAGTATTTAATGCAAAAGAAGCACTACCTAAACTAAATGCGTTCAAAGAAAAATGGGGCAATGTACCTAAAGCAAACGGCATACCTCCTGAAGATATAAAAGCTAAAAGACCTAGAGATTATCATAAAGCATTTAAATGGGATGCTGTACGTTTTGCAAATAAAGTCTACGCAGTGTTTGATGCATGTGAAAAATCATATGACTGGTGTGTGTGGATGGACGCAGATACTGTTGTTCATTCTAAATGGTCATACGATCAATTTAAAAATCTATTACCCGACGAAAAATGGATTACATATGTAGGCAGAGGCAAAGGTTCACAAACATGGCCTGAGTGTGGATTTTATGGTATGAATCTAAATGATAAAACATGTCAAAAGTTTTTGAAAGAATTTGAACGTGTATATGAAGATGCCGAGAATGGTATCTTTAAATTAGAAGAATGGCACGACAGTTTTGTGTTTGGCGATTTATTAAACAAAATAAAAGAACGTGACCCTAATGTGCTAGATTACAGTGCTGATATGTACTTAAAAGAAGCTAAAACAGGGGGCGGAGGACACCCACTAATTAACACAGTGCTAGGTACTTGGATTGATCACATGAAAGGTGATAGGAAAAATACAGGTAAAAGTTTAGCTAAAGATTTAATGGTAAACAGAAAAGAAAGATATTGGAATAGCTAACTGCAATATTGTCTCATATGTTTCCAGCATTTGCCGCTGCTTAGTTCTCCCAAGCTCCAATGAAACATACTAATTCTTTCTAACCATTTTTGCCTATCGAATAGGTTTGGATTTTCTATTAAACTTAGATCTGTGTTTGCTACCTCAGCACAATGACTGTCTTTTGGATCAGTGATAAAAGCATGATGACCTTTTATAATAGGTCCTACAATGCTACTACTATTATGATTTACTACAGCATGACATTTAAATAAATCGTTTTCTAAAGGCGTGCCAATGGGGCTTATTACCGCATCAAGTTGATCAAGCTCTCTAAGCTGCGGTGCCTTAAGCCATTCTTTTGCACGTTTGTCACCTGGATGAGATCTAACTACAATTTTTCTATCTGTATGCATGCGTAGCTTTTTAACCGTAGATAATATCCAATCTATATTAGAAAGACCTTTCATGCTCCAACCACCGTTACGTTGAACACAAAGTAAAACTGTTTTTCCTTTTTTTATCGGTTCGATATCTATATTAATCGTATTTTTAATTTTATTCCATCTATTTGGATCAACAGTATCGTCACAATAAATACCAGTGCTAGGAAATACGCCATTGAAGCTATATCTTAAAAATAAATCTTTTTTGTTAGGTACAAAGCCAAAAAGATTTGCATCTGCAATGCAAACAAATCTATTGTTTGCTAGTTGATTTTTTATTATTTCTGATCTTAATCTAAGATGCGAAGTTGATATATTATCATACACCCAACCCTGTATTACAGCTACGTCTGAAGGTTGCCAGTTTTGTACAGCAAGTACTTGACCTTCGTCACCTAACTTTTTTGCACCTTCTGCATAATTTATTAATAGATCAGTTTTTGTTTTATTGCTATTACGTTCCGGTACTGATTTTAAATAGCTGATTATTTTCATTGCATCATTCCATTGACCGGAGTGTTTTCCATGCAAAACCCGAACGCATTTCAGCAGAGGTAAATTGATTATACGACAAATGTCTTGCAAAAGCTTCTACTAGATCTGTAGATATCATCGGCAGGCTTTCTATATTTTCTATTTTAGCATCGTAAATCATTGATGCTGCATTAGGTGCTAAAGTTATTGCAGGCTTACCATAAAGTAAGGCTTCTGTTGCTGCAATACTGTTAAATGTTACTAAGCAATGCATGTCATCAAATTCGCTTTGAATCGGATTTGTGGTAACTCTTTCAGTACGACTTGGCTTTAATCTTATTCGTATTTCTCTATCAGAGTGCTTTTTGATTTGTGCAATAGTTTTATCCATCCAAGTATCTAAATCTTGGTTATAAAACTTCATTACTTTTTCACTTGGCGGACAAATGAGAATATAAGAACCGCCTCTGTGTTTACGTGGCCTCCAATTTAACCTGTTCAATCTATCACTAGGAAAATCTTTAAGTGGTCCAAGATTCTGTAAACTATTTTTTGTTATTCTGTGATATTGTTTTGTTTTAGCTAGCTTTGGTTGTATATAACCTGTATCTATTGCATAAAAATCAATATTATTTTTTTGACACCATTTTAGTGCCTTTTGTCCACCGCCGCCAAGCCCCCTTATTACTATTGTATGATCTTTCAAACTTTCTTTATCGTCAAAATCCCCAATTTTTCCGCCTACGCCTAAAATGAAGTCTTTAAGATACGGATCATAATCTACACCTTTGCGACGATAATCAAAATCAGTATCGTCTTGTTTTTTAGTTAGAATCGATGCAACTTTAACGCCCATCATTGTCTCCATTTGGTTTTCAAAATCATTTTTTAAATATTTTTGAGTTGGATCTAACATTTTATTAGTTAGACTAATGTATATTTCCTTTAACTCGGCAGATAGCGTTAAATCCTCAATTCTAATGACTCTTGTTTTTAGGTCGCTGATTTTTTTTTTGGATTCTTCAAGAAGATCATTTACTATTGTATGCTCTATTTTAATCCAATCAATTGCATATTCGCATTCTTGGTATTCTTCAAACCAAGGACCGCCTTCGGTATAGTGTAGGGCTTTAGGTTTCCCGTCTTTTGGTTCTTTATACCATCCTACTAACCAATTCCATTCATGACTTAATTTACCGATATCTTGATCGTCTAACCAGCTGAATCTGTGCACATAAGCTGCACTAGTACTTTCTGCATTAATGTTGTCAGGTGTTAAAAATTCTTTATTTTTTGGATGTGCACAATTAAGCAACATCATACTAGACCAGTTTTTTCGGGGATAAGGAATTTGTTGTTTTCCGTCCATTTTCCTTCCCGGTTGGGGAGTATAATCGTGTTGCGCACACATTACTGCATAGTTGTCATTTACCTGTTCGAATAGTTTTGCAACATCATCTAGAAAAAGAAAATCACAGTCAATAAACAGCGCCCAGCCTTTATAATCAGCAAGATATGGAACAAGATATCTAGTAAATGTAAATTCAGTGCTGGCTAATTTATCTTCGTCTCTTAGATACACACCATCTCTACGTAGCTCTCTTTGCTTAATTGGTTGAATATCAACAGGCACCGAAGCAAGATTTTCTATGCTTTTCTTTGCAACTTGATATGCTATATCTTCACGACTATCCCAGCCAATAAAAATCTTAAGAGGAGTTTGTGTTTTTGTCATTTATTCCCATCCAAAAATATAATCTTTTCGTACATTTGTAATTTCTATTGCTCCGAGTGATCTCAAATACTCACCGGCACAAAAGTTAGTATCAGCCTGCTGTTCGCATACAATAATAGGTTTATACTTTAAAATAGTTTCTGTTGCACCTTTAAGAACTTCAAGTTCATGACGCTCGCAATCTATTTTGAATAATCCAAACTTAGGCAAATTTAAATCATCTATACGTTTTATTTCAATGCTGCCGGATCCAACGGTGGTTATAAAACTTCCGCCTGTATTTTCACTATCGTATATCATTTCAACAACAGTATTTTCGTTACCAACTGCATGTCTGTAAATTTCAACGGGCAGCCCAGTTACATTTTTTTCTAAGCAGGAATACACTTGTTCTAATGGTTCGTAAGCAATTACTTTTTTAAACTTTTCAGCAAGTGGCTTAGCCCATAAACCTACGTTAGCGCCTGCATCTACTACAACGTCAAAATCAGTTACATGCTTATACGCAGCATCTCTTACATCATCTTGATATTCAGCAGGTCCGCCGTTTTTAACACGCTTTGCAATTAATCTCTCAAAGTGGTCATCAGTATCGGGCATCCAGTAGTCAAATACTTTTTTCATATTATTTTCTTTTTAATTCTATTATAAATTTAAGAGAATGTAGTACGCCTGCTTTTTTTGTTTTTCCAACTTTAATGTAATCTTCAGAATGTACAATTTCCCATTCAGTACCAAGTCTTTTTGTAAATTCTTTTAACCACCATTCGGGTTGTTCTATAATCAAGTGTGCATTTCTTCCATCACTTAAAGACTTTTTTGCAGGATGGCATGCAATTAGATGCCATTGATGTTTTGAACTTTTAAAAAGATAGTCCATTGTTTCATCAAAATAGTCTGGTTCGATATGTTCTAACACATCTGCACTATATATGAGATCTACATTATTAGGTAATTCAATTGGACTAGTAACAGGATCATAACTAATTACATTGACTGTTGGCCATTTGTTTTTAAATGCTTCTGAAGTACCTCCTTTACCACTACCGTAATCTAAGATACTTTTTATATTATTATTTTCAACAAGTGATTGTACTTGTTTGTGTATTTTGGTACTATTGCCAAAACTTTTTATGACATGCAAATTAGTTAATTGATCTAAATACTCTTTTGAATAGTTCATGGCTTTCCTTACAGAACTGCATCTTCCATACCTGCAACTCTTAACTTAACTATATTAGTTATCTGCCATTGCTTCTGATCTAGGCCTTTTAAGACTCCTAACCAATTATTTCTAATTAGGGCAAACTCATTTACTAATTTTTCATAATCGACAACATCAGCTTCGCCGTCGACATATTTTTCAACATCTCGACTGCTAAGTGCACGTTGATAATTTTCTAAATACTTTTTAAAAAAAGAACTACGCAACCTACGCAGTTCAATATTAAGATAATTTAATATAGCTTCAATTTCTTGCAATTGATTAAATCTATATTCTACTGTTCCGGGCAAAGCTGCTGCTGCTTTTTCTACACTGCCTGATAACTTTACTTCGGCCCTGGCCGATACAAGTTCCTTTTCGTAAAAATCTACAGCAGCAGGTATTTTAGCCACGTCTCTTGATATTTCACTATACCAGCCCACTACTGTTCCCACTCTTCGTCGTCGTCGACATCAGCGTCGTCTTCGTCTAAGTAATACTCAATAGCTTCGTCTAGTATAACATCTTGACCCAAACAGTCACGCAGTGTTTCGTCAGCAACACCATAATCTACAAGAGTGTCAACATAGCGCTCAGCTACATCGTGTACACTTTTTTTGTCAAGATATTCTTTAAATACCGCCCATACATCAATGATTTGATTCTCGTCCAATGTATTTCTCCCTTTTTATTCTTGAACTAGTTCTTCTGTATCCTGCTCTAATTCAATTTCTTCGTCGGTATTTATATTTCTAAGATGATATTCTTCCATTACTGTATCTAGTAATTCGCCTGTCCATTTTTTTCTATATTCAAGAATTTCTTCGCCGCTAGCGCTAACATACTTTAGTCGATTACCGCTTTTTTCGATAAGACCTTTTGCTTCAAAAAGTTCAAGAAGACCACTGTATGGATTCATACCTGTTTCGTAGGGAATTTTTACTTGCACACCTTCAAACGGTTTTGCATAACGAGTTTTCATTACTTTACATCCAGCACGGATACCACGTACTTCTGAAATTTTATTTCCGTCTTCATCTTCTTTAAGTTTAAGCTTTTTCATTGCAACTACAATACTAGATGCATAGATAAAGCCTTGTCCGCCTGAGATCTTATCATCCGGATCAAACATATCCTGCGATGCATAAGTGTGATTAGTACATACTAGTCCTACATTGTGTGAACCGATCATGTTAACAGTATTTCTTACAAGTGAAGTAAGCGCCTTAGGTTTACGGCCCATATCACCCTTCATGTCACCTTTGTTAAATTGATCAACATCTGTAGGTGTAAGCAACATACCTAAAGAGTCAATTACAAACAATACCTTTGGACGTTCTTCTTCGTTCATTGCTTTATAATCTGCCATAAATGTTGAAATTGTTTTTGCAACATCATCAATCATTGACATATTAAGTTTAAGCAGTTTTTCTTCTGACGTATCTACATCAAGTGCATGTAACCATGATTCGTCAAGTGCATTTTCTGAGTCAATCAATACTACAAAAATACCTTGTTCTTGTGCATGACGTACAATGTTTCCTGCACAAATATAAGATTTGCCTGCACCTGATTCGCCAGCAAAAACAGTAACCTTACCCATCGGCACTCCTTTGTTAAAGTCGCCGGAGATAAGATAGTTTAAAGCAAAATTGCCAGTTGAAATCCAATCAGTTGGATCGTGAAAGCCAGCACTCATGCCAGGAATAGATTTGGTAATGCTATTTCTAAATTTAGTCGGGTCGAAAGCCTTTGTTGTCATTAATTTATCCTATATGTAAAAAAGTAGAGCTATGCATTACATAGCCCTACTATTATCAAACGTTAGTCGTTTTGACGTGCACGAATCATTGCAAGAATATCTTGCGATTGTGGTGCTGCTGTTTCTGCTGCTGGTGCAGGATCAGGCTCAAAAGGCGGGTCAACAGGTGTTGATTCTGATACTGTTTCAACTGGCGCTGCTGGTGCAGGCGAAGGTGTTGATGCCGGTGCAGGTGCTGCTGTTTTTACTGGATCGCCAGTATTCATACCTGGAGCTTTAAAATACTGCCCCCAGGCATCTGGATCATATGCTTCGCCATCGACAGATGCTTCAAACATATCTGTCATTACTTTGATAGCAGTTTCATCAGGTTGACTTGGCAAAAAGTCGTTAAGGTTAAACAAACCATAGTTGTTTACAGCATGCATTTCCGCATCACTTAGTGGGCGTTCTCTACGTGCCCATGTAGATGTAGAATAGTCTGCATAACCGCCCTTTGAACTTTTGTTAAGTCTAAAATCAATACCCTGAGTATAATCAGTTGGAAGTTCTTCCATATCAGGATCCATAAGAGCTTGTTTGATAATTTGGAAGATCTGAGGACCAATGATAAATCGTCGGATAGGATTCTCCGGCGCTTCGTCGTCAGTAAGAGGATTGTCTGTTACAAAACCTTGGAAGATGTAACTGCGTTTCTTCCAATACTTACGACCCATGTCTTCAAGACTTGGATCTTTAAACCAACCACGTACTTCCGAAAGAATAGGACAGCTTGCTCCATACATTTCCATACAGGGAACTTGAACTACAATCGGTTTACTGTCTGTTTGACCTTTAATACCCGCAAACGGGAGCTTGATCATTAGACGTTCACGCCAGAAAAAAGTGTTATCAGGATCGCCATCAGGAAGGAATCGAATAGTTGCACTTTCGCCTTCTTTGATATTCCAAAATGGGAAAATAGGATTAGGACCGCTTGGACCTTGAGTTGAGTTGCTTTCTTGCTGTTGCAGTTTTGCTCGGATTTCAGCTAGTGATGTCATAATATTTTTGCCTTTCATTGCCTTAATATATTGTGCCTAAAGATGTAATATAAAGCACATTGTCTATATTACATAATAATATTTAGTCTGTCAACTAGTTTTTATAAATTTTTGATATAATTTTCTAAGTCTACAGATTCAGGAAGTTTGTTCGCAGCTAGAAATTTATAATCACGACGAGTGTTACTATCTTTATTGATATTGCGAACATCAAAGCCTAACATTCTAGATCTAGAAAACTGTCTTAAACCTTTTAGAAAGTTATACCAATCTTGTCTATCGTGCTCTGCTTCATCACCTACAAGATTATCACTATACATTATAGTAATTTTTTCTGGGTCTAAAGCACAACTTACTTTGCCTACAACTGCACCTTTATCTGCATATTCAAAATCATAAAATCGTGCATCAGAAGGAACATTAGTTGTATTGCCATCTGCATCGCCGATAGTTATATTTGGAAATCTTCCTCTTATTTTGTTAAAAAGCTGTTCAGCTACAGTGTTCAATCTATCATCTGCCATTAGTTTTCCTCATCTTTTAATAAATCTGATCTAATATCAAACTCGTTACCGTATCCCGGAGGATCTTTCAGTTGTGGCATATATTCGCCTGCAAGATTTATATAAGAGTCTAGATAATTATCAAGCATAAAGCCTGTCATCAGGGTAACAACTTCTATACGTTTCAAACCAGGATTATCATGGAATACTGCTTTGCCCACCTCTTTAATGTAAGGATCTTTTTTTGCCTGTCCCGGTTTTGAAAATTGTGTTAAAGTTTCAAAATGTTGTTTTCTTCTTTTGAATAACATACGTCTTACTTCTTCAGGTGTACTATCAATTACTGTATCTCTAATAAACTTTTTACGCTGCTTTTCAGTCTCAAGTTTTTTCCCTTCATTGTCGAATAAAGGTAGTCCTATCTTATCCGTTAATGTACGCCTCCAAGCAACAGTATCGCCCCCGCCGGATCGCAGCCCGAGCCGTTGAGGACCATACTTTAAATACCAATCTAAAAAGTCGTCTCTACTTCTGCCACTAAACGGCATTTTATCAATAGGTATATTTTTAACTATAAATGCAATTTGTTCTGCAACTGTGTTATATAAATCCGATGGCTCTAAATCTAATGCATCATACATTTCTTTTATTGTTTGCCATAGTTCCCACATATATTTGTAAGGTTCAAAGTCTTCATAAGTGTATTCATTAGGATTTTTTGGTTGGCCTTCGGCATCTACAAGAGTACTTCTTATTTCATCCCATAACCTAGATGCTTCTCTTAATTTCGAACTGACCACATTGTCGATTAATGTTTCCATGCTATCTAAATGATTATCATAATTTAATTGCATATTATCATCTGTAATTAAACTTTCTAATTCATCTATCTTCTCTAACACATTCAGTAAATCTTCAAGTTCGATATTATTTGTATTTTTATAAATTTCAATGAAATCTTTTTGAATTTCGTACCATAAAACAAAAAACGGGTCATTATTTCTTTCTAGCCTACGATTTAATTCTAAAATTGATTTTTCTAATTGCTCTAGTTTTTGTTCGACAGCACTTGTATTTAGATCTAATTCAGGAAAGCCGCGAGGATATGCTGCATTTAATTTATCTACATTTGATTCTTGAAAAATTGTTAAAAGCTGTGTTACAATATCTTGATTTATATCTCTGTTAGATTGTTTATCAAGTTCTTCTTGTGCTAAATCGTTTGCCTGATCAAGATCAGAATCAATATCGGCTAGTTTTACCCTGAACAGATTTTGTAAATTTTCATCAACGTCTTTTAACTTATTACTAATTCTAGTATTTTCATAATACTTGTTGTCTAAACTTTGAAACACTGTTACAATATAACTTACTACATTGTTGATGTCTTTGATAGATCTATTACCTATGTCATTTGTAGCAACGTTTATTGCTTCTAAGATTAAATTCAAAGTTTCTAAGGTTCGTGTTGTAATTACACTAGCACTAATTTGTTCATCACGCAAATTAAATTGTGCCTGTATAGCATATGCATTTGCAGATCGTTGCGCACGAATCTGTTCTGCTTTTTCTTCTGCACGTTGTCTTATTTGTTCTCTGTTTGCAAATTCTTCTTCACCGGCTGTGCTGCTCATTTGTACAAGTTCAAACATTTGATCGGCTTGGGTTTGTGCTTTTTTATCTAAGGCAGCATAATCCACTGACACTTCTGCACGTTCAATAGCAGTATCTTTTCTATTATCATAATCACTTATACGTCCGGGCAGTCCTCTAGCAAACCAGTCAATATAATATTTTATTTGAAGACTATTAGCTATTGTGTGTAAATTAAAACCTACCCAATTTGTTTTTTCACCTGTTTCGTCATCTGTAGTGGTTAATTTCAAAGGAGGCCTATTCGGTAGTTTTAAGGTAATAGGATTTCCTTCTTGTAGTTTTGATAACTTGTTTAATGACTCAACTGTAATATATAAATTTTGTAAGGTATTGATAGCTTGCATTCTATCTTCGGGTGAAATCACATAATTTTTGTAAACTGCTTTGTCTTTTAAACTTTTTTTCAAGTTTTCATAAAAATCTAATTGTTGACTGTTAGCAGTTTTTACATAATTACGCACTAAGTCCAATACCTGCTTTTCTGTATCTAAAGCTCCTAACGGCAATGTAAAAGCAGGCATAGCCTTATTATTTTTAGGTAGACCACCGCCCGATATATATGTTGGACGCTGTGTAGAAGCCTCTCTCCACAGCAGATCAGGAATTTGCTTATAGAAATTTTTCATAGACTCTGCATCAGCTGCTTTAAATTGTTGTAGCTTTGCATATCGTTCTGCTTCTTTTTGCAATTTGATTAATTTTGCAATAGCTGCTTTCCATGCAGCCATAGCTTGTTTTGCAGCTATTGCATCTTTTGTTTCCTGATACTTTAACTGGTAATCAGCAATGCCTTGTGCTAGTGGTGCTAACTGTTGTAAATAAGGCAAAGTCTGATTTATTTGAGGTCTCAGCACATCCCTGATGTAAGCTCGAAGCGGATCAGCTGGACGTATTTGATCACCTTCTTTAGATAGATACACTTTAAGTTCTTTAGAGAAATAAAGGTCTAATAATGACTGTTCCGTAGGTGATAAATTTGGATCGTTTGTTCTAAAATTTTTATTCTTTTTGTTATCATAAATTTTTTGCCACTGATCCCAAGAAAAAACAGCAAGTTCTTTTGAGGTTGCTCCGGTGTTTGGGTTAAAAGCTGCATATGGATTAATCGGATCTACATCAAGATTATCTGCTGCGTCGTAATATGTAGAAAATAAACCATCAAAAATCTCAAATTGTTTTTCTATACCACGTTGCAGATTAGGTAGTATGTTGTTTTGAACTTCAATCCACGATATTTTTTTATTTGTTAAATCACTTAATGCTACATTAAATGCAACTTCTTTACGCCTAGCATTTACTAATGCTTTACGTAAAACATCATAAGGTATATCTAGATCTAAATCTGGAATGTCAACCTTTTGTGTAAGACTGTGTGTTTCTATACCATAGTCGCCGTCAACTTTGAGACCGTTATCTTTTTGAAATTCTTTTATTTTTTTTACAAGCTCGTCGTCATAAGGATCATTTGTTTTGGATTGTAAATTAAAAGTTTTTCTAACCTGGTTAGCTAGTTTATTTAAACTTTTATTTTTAGGATAAAATCTTGCACATTTCATTAAACCCACATTAGACGCAAAGTAATCCTTAAAACTTTTATAGTCCGCTTTGGGATCACCGCAGGTAGTTCTTTCTGCAGCTCTATATTGCAATACCCTCGGCATATGAGCTGTTAGTGCCCATTCACGTCTGTTGCCAATAAAAGGATTACCCCTAGCTACAATATCACCTTTAACAAAATTCTCCCAGTCTCTTACTGCTTTATCTGCAACTTCTTGTTCGATAGTAACTCCAGCGATAGCTGCTGTACCTAACTGGCGAAGATCTTGCGCAGTATAAGTCTCCTTCTTATTTTTAAGACGGTTATAAACTATTTGAGGTGTCTGTCTTTGTTCAGACAAAACATATTTTTTTGTAATATCATTTATCTTTTTTTCATAGGTGTTATACATT